TTGGGAGGTTGCCGAATTGCCCCAGTCCGAAGCGTTGGCGTTTGCCCGGGCGTTGAATCCCGAGGCGTTTCTGACAAATGACGGTCGTATCGGCGCGCCGATGCCCGACGAAGTGTCAGCCGCATTCGGACTGTGAAAACCATCAAATGGCACATTACGCATTACTTGACAGCAACAACATCGTTACCCAGGTATTTGTCGGTCGAGACGAAGACGACCTTGCTCCAGGCGTGACTGACTGGGAAATCTATTACGCGCCCGAGGGCTTTACTTGCAAGCGCACCTCGTACAACACAGCAGGTGGCGTCCACACGGGCGGTGGCACGCCATTCCGAAAGAACTATGCAGGCATTGGCTACACGTACGACGAGGAGCGCGATGCGTTTATTCCGCCTCAGCCGTTTGCGTCATGGATATTAAACGAAGAGACATGTTTATGGGAAGCCCCCGTGCCGTACCCGACAGATGGTGAGTTCTACACTTGGGATGAGAATTCCCTAACCGGGTTGGAAGTAACCCCGCCAGTTGAATAAGCGTTGATATTTGACAGATAAGCACTTACCGCTCTGTTGTATAATCGGTCAGTATGGCTTCGCTAGATTTTCCTAATAGTCCGTCAATTAATGACGAATATCTAGCCCCTAATGGCCGACGCTGGGTATGGGATGGAACGGCCTGGGTTTTAGGTTTTGGTGCCATTGATATTGGCGCGACGGGCCCAACAGGACCAACCGGACCGATTGGGGACACTGGCCCAACTGGCCCTACAGGAGATACGGGACCGATTGGAGAGACTGGCCCAACTGGTCCTACGGGCCCGACAGGCTCAACTGGGCCAACTGGACCTACCGGGCCCCAGGGTTCATTTGGTGGGATTACCGTTGACTACACATTTGACTCGGATACAGCCCAGACAGACCCTGGTACTGGAAAAGTAAAGTTCGATAATGCAAACCTAACCCTTGCGTCAATTATGACGATTGACGACGAGGACGATAACGCAACCGACATCCAGCCCTTCCTGCGGACGATTGACGACTCAACGTCCACCATTAAAGGCCATCTACGGATTTCAAACAAATTTAACCCATCGGATTTTGCTCTTTTTACAATTTCTTCACTAACTGAGGAAACTGGATTTTTTGATGTTTCAGTTGCTTATGTTTCTGGTTCTGCTACATCATTTAGCGACGAAGAAGATGTCATTATTACCTTTGCTCGGACTGGTGACATCGGCGACCAGGGACCAACCGGACCCACGGGACCCGAGACTCTCGTAGTTGCTGCTACCGCCCCCGTTGACACCAGCGTACTCTGGGCGGACACAAGCACGGAAGCACTATTTGGCGCAACTGGGCCCACTGGCCCAACCGGACCTGCCGGAGCCGCCGGAGAGACTGGACCGACAGGACCAAATGGGTTAAACGGCGAAACTGGCCCAACGGGTCCAACAGGGGATTCTGGACCAACTGGTCCAACCGGGCCAACAGGTCCTTCAGCGGACGTAATTCCACTAATTCTTGCACTGGGAGACTGAGATGTCGAACGTATTCAAAAATGAACGCGCCGCCCTGACCGGTTCAGCATCCACGATTTATACGTGCCCTTCAGCAACAACAGCGATTGTTCTCATGGCTCAGGCTGCAAATGTTGACAACACAGGGGCAGTACCGGTAACCGCTTTGTGGAATAACGGCTCAGTTGACACCCACCTGGCCAAAGCAGTCGACATCCCATCAAAAGCCGCTGTCAACCTGCTTTCTGGAAAACTCGTTCTAGAAGCGGGGGACACATTTAAGGCCAATAGCGATGCTTCAAATAAGGTTGAACTGACGCTTTCTATCTTGGAGATTTCCTGATGGGCAAGCCTTTTGTTGGGCCTCTTCCTACGATTTCAAGTTCATCCGCCAGTGGCGTCTGGGGGATAGACGAGGTATTTGAATACATGTCAAAAAATGTTTGGCCATCCTCAACCGCACCAATCCAGTATCTGGTTATTGCTGGCGGTGGCGGTGGCGGTTCCGGGACCGACAGAACTTCTGGCGGAGGAGGCGCAGGCGGATATAGGGCGAATATCTCTGGCGAGTCATCAGGCGGTGGTGATTCTGCGGAATCAAGTTTTATTGCATCCATAGGACTTTCCTATCAGGTAACTATTGGTGCAGGTGGGTCTTCGAATTCATCTGGCAACAATTCGATTTTTTCGACGATTACTTCTACGGGAGGCGGAAAAGGGGGGTCTTCATCTGGGGCATCTTCAACCGGGGGAAGTGGTGGTGGGGGAAGACATAGTACTACTGGCTCAAATGGCACATCTGGCCAGGGATACTCTGGTGGAAATGGGTATGATAGTGGTAATACACTAACTCAATTCGGCGCTGGTGGGGGTGGCGGTGCCGGAGCAATCGGTGGCAATGCCAGCGCATCAACTTCCGGGCGGGCCGGAGATGGAGGCGCCGGTATTGCTTCATCAATAACGGGAACATCTGTTGTACGCGGAGGTGGGGGTGGAGGTGGCGCACAGTATGGCACATCGGCATCTTCCTATGGTGCAGGCAACGGAGGCTCGGGTGGCGGAGGAAGCGGTGGTCGCCATCCGGAGGGCACTGGTGGCGCCACTAACGGCAGCAGCGGAAGTGCTAACACTGGCGGTGGAGGAGGTGGGGGCGCAGCCTTTTCATCAACCGGAACCGTAACGGGAGGAAGTGGAGGCTCCGGTATTGTCATTCTTAAATACCCAGACACTCGCTCGGCAACATTCTCAGGCGGAGTCACTCAGACCACAAATACGTCCGGGGGATTCAAGGTAAGTATTGTGACGGCTGCTGGACCAAGTGATACGGTGACATTCTCATGACTGTTTTACGGCAATACAACCCAAGTACTTCCCAGTGGGACATCATTCTCACGGGAAGCGATGGCCCTACAGGCCCAACTGGAGCCACAGGGCCCACTGGGCCCGACTACGAAATTGAAGTCTCAACCACAAGCCCTACTCCCGCTTCCGAGGGGGACCTGTGGTTCAACTCTGAAGAAGGCCAGTTGATGGCCTACTACGATGGGTACTGGGTGGATATATCCGGTGCTCCGGGCCCTACTGGCCCGACAGGTCCTACTGGTTCAACGGGCCCTACCGGACCTACTGGCCCTACGGGTGCTGGCATTACCGGTGTTGATGGTGACGCTATTATTGCCTTTAGTACTTTTTCTTAGGAGACCTCGTGTCAACATTTAGCAAAGAACTTCTGAGTGGTTCAACGGGCGGTCGACTCATAAAGGTTGCCGCCACCTCAACCCCTGGCACAACGGTTCATGCAACTGGGACCTCAAGTACCATTGTTGACGAAGTATGGTTGTATGCGGTCAATAGTGATTCGACTGACCGGAAACTGACAATTGAGTTCGGTGGCACTTCTGCGCCGGACGACCTGATTGAGTTCACCGTAACCGCAGAATCAGGACTGTATCTGATTATTCCTGGGCTTGTTCTGACTGGTGACGGTTCATCAGCACGCACGATTACAGCGTTCGCCGCGGCAACGAACGTAATCAACATTGGCGGTTACGTCAATCGTATTACCCCGTGAGGTTGATTAGATGAGCGCACGATACGGTTCGCGCACCCGTAGTGGTGAGGCGGTTTCTGGTTCGGGTCGTCGCCCTACTGCTGGCGCTGGCGGTATTACGGCGACAGGTGGAACTGTTGCGACACCTGGCGACGGTTTCCAGTACCACACCTTTGACGCACCTGGCACATTCACGGTAACGGGAGGTTCCGGTGATGTCGGTGTCGTCATGGTCGCTGGCGGTGGAGGCGGTGGGAATGCCGCCCCGACGAACTTCTACATCGGTGGAGGCGGTGGGGCAGGTGGTTTGAGAACTATGCCTGTTCCTGTTTCTCCTTCGCCTGGGTCTTACCCGATTACGGTCGGCGCAGGTGGGGCAGTCAATACGAATGGAAACCCTACTACGGCCTTCGGTTTCACCGTAGATGGTGGAGGACGAGGAGGTATTGGCAACAATCCAGGTTCGGCTAGCCCAACCTCTCCAGGTGCGCCTGGTGGCTCCGGTGGTGGAGGTTCTTCGGCATCGACAACAGTTAGTGGAGGACTCGCGATTACTAACTCAACGGGCCAGTTCGGTAATGATGGCGGTCAAGGTTTACCACCGTCCCTCTCGGGTCTCGGTGGAGGCGGTGGTGGCGCAGGTGCTGTTGGGGCAAATCCAGTAGTCCCACTTGGTGGTGCTGGTGGTGCTGGCGTCACATTATGGGGAACAGGTTACGGCGGTGGCGGTGGAGGCGGTGGAACTGGTCCGGCAGGACCTGGAGGCGGTGGCGTTGGCGCAGGAGATGCCGTTGCCGGTAACGGTATTAACGGAACTGGTGGCGGTGGTGGCGGTGGCTACCAACCAGTTCCAACCAGGCCAGGAGGAACGGGTGGCGACGGGCGAGTTGTCGTGCGATACTGGGTCGGAACATGAATAACTATTTCGCTAAACTGACCGACCATAACGTCGTAACGGCAGTCTTTATCGTTACTGACGATAACTGTCCTGGCGAAACCTTCGCAGAGAAAGAAGCCAGCGGCGAATCTTTTTGTAATAGCGAGTTCGGTCCCGGTCACTATCTAATGACAAGTAAAGCCAACGAGTTTCGTTGTCGGTACGCTGGTATCGGAATGACATACGACGAGACTCTTGATGTGTTTCTGTTTGAGAAACCGTATCCTTCGTGGGTTCTTAACGAGTTCTATTATTGGCAAGCACCTGTTGAAGTGCCGTCTGAAGGGGGACACTACGAATGGAACGAGGAAACGAAGACCTGGGACGAAATGACGGCTGACGACCCAGGTGTATAATTAACTGCTATGGCTGCTCTAAATTTCCCCGATAACCCATCAGTAAATGATGAATTCATAGCAGCCAATGGGCGACGCTGGGTCTGGAACGGCACCGCTTGGATGCTCGGTTTCGGTGCTCTTAATGTCGGTGCAACTGGCCCGGCTGGCCCACAGGGTCCGGTGGGCAATGTCGCCCTGGGGGCTACCCCTCCAGCCACCCCTTCCGCTGGTGACCTTTTCTTCAATACCGACGAAAGCGTCACCTACATCTACCACAACGATGACTGGACGGTCATGAGTGGAGGTGGAGGGGCCAGCGTCACCGTCGCTACTACAGCCCCCGAAAGCCCCTCCGAGGGGGATATGTGGTACGACTCGGATTCGGGTCAAACTTTCATTTACTATGACTCATTTTGGGTGGAAGTCGGTCCGACCACAATCAATAATGTTTCTTCAACTGTTACATCAAAAGGCGACCTGATTGTTGCTTCTGGTTCAGCCTCGCTGGCTCGCCTTGGGGTTGGGACAGACGACCAACTTTTGATTGCTGACAGCAACGCGTCAAATGGAGTCAAATGGGGTAGTTCAATTTCTGGACTTACTCTGTCGTCAGCAACAATCACGGGACCATCGGTATCCGGGGGGACAATTACCGATTCAACCTTGACCGACCCGGTTGTCAATCGAGCAACATTCGTTGCTCCACTAGAAAAGTGGAGCATTGTCGCAACTGCCCCCCCGACGACGACAAATATTGACATCATTACATCGTCAATTCTTTACTACACCAGTAATACTTCAGCGAACATCACGCTCAATGTTCGTGGAGACTCAACGACCACTTTGGACTCCTTGCTGGACATCGGCGAATCAATAACAGCAGGCCTTATTGTGACAAATGGTTCAACACCATACCGGCCAACCGTTTTCCAAGTTGATGGCGCTAATGTTACCCCGAAGTGGCAGGGTGGTGCCGCTCCGACAGCAGGAAATGCGAATAGCATTGACTCGTATATAGTTACTGTCGTAAAAACGAGCGCCACGCCTACTTATACGGTAATAGCCTCGCAAACCCTTTACGCATAAATGGAGAACAATAAATGCCCATTTTTGCATCAAACGGAAATCTATCCGCTCGTGGTATTGGGTTCAACCTAACACCGCAGGGCCCAATTTCGGTATCTGTTAATCCTTCAGGAGCCGCTACACGGACAGATTATGGTAATTATTTTAGTTTAAGATTCACTTCAAGCGCCACTCTTCAACTTTCAGGAGCAGGCGTCTCGCCTGCTTCTGCGGATGTTATACTTGTGGGTGGCGGGTCAAACGGAGGCAATGGCCCAGCACCCGTAAACTATCCGCACCCAAACCCAGCGTATTCCTACACATACTATTATGCAGGCGGAGGTGGACCAGGAGGGAAAATCAGCGTCCAGACGATTAACCTCGCCGCCTCACCAGTTCCTGTAGTCATTGCAGGCGCAGGGGGAAACTCATCAATTGGCGCATTTAGTTCCTCTTCGGGTTCGGTATTCGGAGGAGGAGGAGGCGCTGGAAGTGCCATCTCCGCCGCTTACGGCTTTGGTGTCTATGGGGCAGGTGGCGGAGGTAATGGTGCCTCAAACTCATTGAGAAGCGGCTCGGTTGAATACTATGGAGGAGGAGGCGGAGGAGGCCAGTACCCAGGGGGAGGTGGGCCCACCCCCGGAGGGCTCGGTGGTGGCGGTGCTGGCGGCAGCAGTAGTTCGGGAGTCCCGGGAACTGCTAACACTGGTGGTGGGGGAGGGGGTCACGGCCCATATACTGGGAGTCCAGGAGCAAAAGGTGGAACACCATATCCAGTGACTTCCCCTGGCGGAGCCGGGGGCAGTGGGGTCATAGTGGTGAGGTTCCCTAAAGACAGATTCGAGTAAAATTTTACTATGGCGCATTTTGCACTACTTGATGAGCATGGAATTGTTCAAAATATCGTCGTTGTCGCCAATGAGGAAATTATTGACGAGAACGGCGAGGAAAGTGAGTCCGCTGGCGTCCTCTTCTGCGAACGTGTTATCGGACCAGGCCCCTGGGTCCAGACATCCCGAAATAGTCGCTTTGGCGTACATCTGGACCCCGATACATTTCAACCGGACGGAGGAACTCCACTCCGAGCAAATTTTGCAGAGATTGGGTATAAGTATTACGCCGAACTTGATATTTTTGCACCCTCTGAAAAACCATTTGATGTGCCGGAATGGTTTGAATTAAATCTTGACGGATACTGGTCATGTCCAGTAGGATTAGACCCTGACACGGGACAACCTTTAACCTCAGAACAATGGGAGTTTTTAGAGGTTGTTTTTAGTCAACCAACAGCAGTTATCAACCCAGACGTAAGGATTTAAAATGCTATTTTCCTTTGCAGACGAGGAATGTCCTCACCAGTACTTTCCCGAAAACCCTGAAATTGCCGTCGTCAGGCGAGTTGTGCAGTTTGATGGTCAACAGTTTGGATACCTTGACTTTTACAACACTGAAGACACGACCTATTTTATGACACTTTACATTGAACCCGCTTTTAGAGATGGGCAGTGGTTCCAACTCATCCAAGAGCACGGTCACGCAGAGTCAGGAGGTCTCCCAACTGACGTAATCACGGCTGACCTCAAGGAAAAAAGGGTTTTGAACGGCGTATCAACGAGACTAATGGAAGTTTTCCGCTCCGGTAATTCGTTTGTGACAAATTACGAAAATGATAGAGGTAATATAAATACTCACTACGTTACTGGTGCCGAAAGTTTAGTTGTTCCCCAAAATCTTCAGCCATAAGAAAACTACCGTCACTACTTGCCTGGGATTTTGGGGTAAAATTCAAGTATGGTCGCCTTGAATTTTCCGGATTCCCCATCTGAGGGTGACATTTTCACTTCTGGCGATAGAAGTTGGAAGTACACGGGTGGCGTGTGGGTGGTCAACCCTGTTGCCAATGCTTTTGCGGTAAATATTGACGGCGGTATACCGAGTTCAACTTATGCTGGCGGAATTTCTTCGGTTGACGGGGGTGGCCCCTAATGCCAACTCAAATTCAGTTGCGTCATGGCGATAAGGGTTCCTGGCTTGAGGAAAACCCGGTACTTGCTATTGGCGAAATTGGATGCGAAAGCGACAATAGGAAAATTAAAGTCGGCGACGGTGAAACTCCGTGGGAGGAATTAAACTACTTAGCCCCATTCCCTGACTTTGTAGCCTTTTTTGTAAAGTGAACTTATGGCTGTTCAGATAAAAGTTCGCAACGGCACTAAGTCTCAGTGGGCGAGTGCCAATCCAGTTTTGGCCGAAGGCGAAATGGGCGTTGAGACTGATACGCGTCTTTTCAAAATCGGAGACGGTTCCTCAACATGGAGCCAGTTAAAGTATTGGTCTCCTCCGCATGTCCTAAGCCCTTTCCTCTTTATGGGAGCCAAGTAACATGGCGATGCGCATTCAATTTCGACGTGGGACCGCTTCTCAGTGGGCGTCAGCAAATCCAGTTTTAGCAGACGGAGAACTTGGACTTGAAACTGACACGCTGAAATTTAAAATTGGAAACGGCTCTTCTACTTGGTCATCTCTTTCGTACTCCTCCCTTCCCTCTACTTCAGTAGATGCTTCAACGGCAACGACCAAAGGTGACATTTTGGTGGCTACAGGTGCAAGCACCCTGGCCAGACTCGGAGTGGGTTCAAGCGGGCAGGCATTAGTTGCCGATTCATCAACCGCAACAGGGGTAAAATGGGCCGATGTTACCCCCACAGGAGCGGGTGACGCCGACCAGGCAGTTCTGGGAATGAGGATTTTTTCATAATGGCTACATTTTCTAAACTTCATCTATCTGGGTCAACCGGTGGGCTGCCAATTAAAGTTACCCAAACAGCAACTGCAGGAACTACAGTTCACGCGACCGGCACTTCCTCCTCAATTATTGATGAGGTATGGGTTTATGCAGCAAATACCTCTGGCTCTGCTGTTACATTGACTATTGAGTACGGTGGGACTACTAGCCCTGACCATCTAATAATCATCAGCATTCCGGCCCAGTCGGGACTAGCGCTTGTCTTGCCTGGACTGACATTATCTGGCGATGGAACCTCTGCAAGAACAGTTAGGGCCTTTGCTTCAAGTGCAAATGTCATTAATATTACTGGATACGTAAACCGGATTTCCTAATAATGACTTGGCTGAGGTACGAGTCGTCATCGCAGATGTCTTCTGTGCATCGACTGGGTCAATTTTTCAAACCTGGGACTCTCGTATCAAATCAAAACTTACCCAGCAACAGTAGCCGTTCTTCTTTTAGCGCAATAGAACAGTCGTACTTGCCAGTTCGACTCTCTTCAGTTTCTGCGAATTTAACTTTTGCCAACAATGGAAGTACATCTGCTTCAGTGCACAAAACGGCAGGTTCCGCTTCGTGGGATACCTCGGCATTTACTGTTGACAAATTTGTTGCTCCAATAACTGTTGAGTTCACAAAAGTTGCTCCCGCAACAAATGACTCAACTGCTAATTCTATGATTGGATTCAATCAGTCCGATTCAACAGTTAGTTATTCTGATATAGACTACGCCGCCTACCCATTTGCTCTTAATACCTGGGAAGTTTACAATAATGGAAGTCTTATTGGAAACCAAGGAGCCTGGACTGGTTCTGGCTCAACAATTAACCGAATCACATACACTAAAGATGGTTACATCAAGCACTTCAATGGGGGTACGCAAAAGTATTCAGTCTTGTGGGGAATAGGGTTTACGGTCTTTCTTGATATGGCTTTTTATAGTGTCAACTCAACAAGCGGATTCTCTAGCATTCGACTCATTCGGAAAGAATGGAATGGAACAACCTATATTTAGTACAGCCGATAAATTTCGACATTATGAACATGAAATAACACCTGCACTAAGGAAAATGATGAACATTATTGAAGAACATGGTTTTGTCGGAAATATATGGATACGACAAAACTGGCTCCTCAAAAAAGGTGACACTGGAGGAGGCCACCTTCATTATCATGACCATGTGAGCCTTCTAGTCAAGGGTTCAGTTGAAGTTCAGGTGGAAAATGAACCACCTAAGACATTTCAAGCCCCAACATTCATAGTTGTGAAAAAGCAGTATTCCCACCGCTTCACGGCACTTGAGGATGACACCGTTTATTATTGCTTATTTGCCCTACAAGATATTGATGGCAATATGAACGATGTCTTCCAGGAAGACAATTTGCCGAACTTGCCCAGCCAAAATGAACCTCATTTCGCTAGCGCTGCTCCGCCTGATTATTGGGAAAAAATTACTCGTTCTGGCCTTTGAATAAATCGGAGTTGAATAGATAAGTCGCTCATTGCCCCGAAGTCCTGAGTTGTGCTAATGTGCGGTTTATGGCAAAAAATTCCTCAACCTATGAGTCACAGCCTTTGGTTATTAGGGAACTCTTTGACTCGGAAACCTACGCTGAAATAATCAATTACCTTGATAATTTCGTTCCTTTGTTCCCGCTGGACAGCGACTTGCGCGAAGAAGATTCGCCTAATAAGTTTGGGCGCAAGTATGCTCATAATCTTCCATTTTTTGTTGACATTCATCATCAACTATCCGATTACGCTAGCGAGATATTCGGACGCAAAGTAAAACCATCATATGTATTCTTGTCAATGTATAAAGATGGCGGTCAGTGTCCCTTACATATTGACAGACCTCAGTGTCGATACACGATTGACTATTTAATTAGGCAAGATGACAAGGCACCATGGCCTATCCACATTGGACCCGAGATGACCGATTCTGAACGGGCTAAAATTTCAAATGGCCACCCCGAGTATGGCGAACAACGTGATTCGGTTATCAGTTCTGTTGATTGGACATCGTGTGAGTTGATGCCAAATGATGCCGTTTGCTATTCGGGAACAAATGCTTGGCATTACAGACCAACAAAAAGCAAAGGCTGTGCTGATTTAGCGTTTTTCCACTTCGTTCCTTCTTCCTTCAAGGGGAGCCTTGACTGAAATGAAAAATAAGTTATCAATTAAAACATCTTTGCCTGATAATCCAAACATTGAAAAGGCGGGTGGTGCGTGGCCTTTGCATCTGGACCACACCGAAAACTGGGCATGGAATAGTAATGTTTTTTCGCCCGAACAACTTGATGCAATTGTTGAAATTGGCAAACGTGCTGAATTGTTTAAGGCGAGCACTTATGGTTCTCAGTCTGATAAAAACAGAAATTCTTTCGTTTCCTTCATTTATCCAAACGAAATAACCTCATGGATTTTTGCAAAAATGGCAGAATCTATAAATCATATTAATAATGAGTTTTTTGGTTTTGATTTAACTGGCATGGAACAAGGTTTGCAGTTCACAAGGTATACGGCGCCAGGAGAGCATTACGATTGGCACATTGACAAGGGATACATGACTCCTACCAGAAAACTTTCAGTGTCTGTGCAACTTTCTGACCCCGATGATTACAAGGGTGGCGATTTGCAACTATTGTTCGGACGTCAACCTACAAGCGTCAAGCGGGAGCGTGGGTTTGTTACTTTCTTCCCTTCTTATGTTCTTCACCGTGTGCGTCCCGTGACACAAGGGACGAGGTATTCATTGGTTTGCTGGGTAAGTGGGCCTCCTTTTAAGTAATGCGTATCGCCGTTTATACAATTACGAAAAACGAAGAGCAGTTCATTGCTCGTTGGGCTGAGTCGTGCAAGGAAGCCGATTACCGACTCATCGTTGACACTGGCTCTACGGATAACACAATCAATGAAGCCATAGGGGCCGGATGCCATGTTGCATCCATATCTGTCAGCCCATGGCGCTTTGATGATGCACGCAATGCGTCTATGGCTCTGTTGCCCCAAGATATTGACTTCTGCATTGCTCTTGACGCCGACGAAATTCTGCAACCAGGTTGGCGTGAACACCTGGAACGCGTAGGTCCAAACATCACTCGCCCCCGCTATAAGTATGTATGGTCATGGCGGGAAGACGGCTCAGAAGGTCTCGTCTATCACGGCGACAAAATCCACGCTCGCCGCAACTATCGATGGACCCATCCTGTTCATGAGGTCCTGCAATGTACCGCCGAAGAGGTTCAAGGGTTCTGTGGATTAGAAATCCACCATTACCCAGACCATTCAAAGTCGCGTTCGCAGTATCTTCCATTGCTTGAACTTGCCGTCAGGGAAAAACCAAACGATGACCGCAATACTTTCTACCTCGGTCGTGAGTACATGTATGCAGGGCGGAATAAAGATGCCGAAACCTATCTATTGAAGGCCCTGGAACTATCTACCTGGCGCCCAGAACGTTCTACGGCGATGCGGTACCTAGCACGCGTGACGGGCAACAAGGAGCATTGGCTCCTCAGGGCATGCGCAGAGGCTCCAGACCGACGAGAACCATGGGTTGATTTGGCTCGCTTCTATTACGAACGCAAAGAATGGTCCTCCTGTCTAGCAAGTTGCGAAAAAGCAATCGCAATCACTGTCAAGCCACTTGAGTATTTGTGCGAGGCTGAGGCTTGGGGCTCTTTGCCTGACGACTTGTCCTCTATAGCGTGCTGGAACATGGGGCTCAAGGAGCGAGCCATTTCGCATTCGGAAAAAGCCCTGAAACTCAGTCCCCTTGATGCGCGCCTCAAGGGAAATTATGAGTTGATGTCGGGTCTTTTGCGCAAGACAGCCGTTGATGTTGTCATCCCAACTAAATCAAATATTAACGGTTTGCGGCAAGCGCTTGAAGTCATACGTGGCTCCAAGAGTGTTGGTTCCATCATTGTTGTAGCAGACGGGCAGAGCGCTTACGATTCCGCACTTTTAGTAGTTACTGGCCCAAAGGAGACTTTACTTCAAGTTGAAGAAGGCTCTGGGATTCAAGTAATGTGGAACCTCGGAATGCGAAGTGGTTCAGAGCACAACCATATTATGTTTTTGAATGATGATGTTGCGCTTGAGCAAAATACTATTGGTACGCTTTGCTCGCAACTAAATGACGATGAGACAATCGGCCTGATTTGCCCCAACTATGATGGTCGAGCGATTTCTGGCGAAACTCAAGACACCTACGGAACCTGCCGTGGACGATACGACGGCACTGGTGGAATTGCTGGCTTCTGTATGACTTTAAGGTCTGATTTACGCAGAAGGTGGCGATTTGACGAACGCATGAAGTGGTGGTACGGAGATGATGACCTTGTTCGTTGGGTTTCCGAGGTGTCCGGAAAGCGAACTGTCATTTCAGCACGAGCCAACTGCTCCTCAAATTCATCCTGGACTGTCACGAACGACCCACCGAAGAACTTTGCCCAGTTGGTTGAAATGGATAGAAAAGTATTCTGCTCCAAGTGGGGCGAGGATGCATAAGGAAGTACTTGACTGGGTTGAGGATTCAATCACATGGTGGGGAAGGCCTTCGCCACGAAGCCTAAGAATCCTTGAATTCGGCAGTTTGGACATCAACGGTTCTGTCCGTTCGGTATTGACGCCCCTTGCAGACGCCTACATGGGAATTGACGCTAATTATGGAAAAGGCGTTGACGTTGTTGCTGATGCCTCCATATTTCGCGATTCGGGACTTTTTGACCTAGTTGTTTGTTGTGAGGTTTTTGAACATAGCGAGAAATGGCCGATGATTGTTGCAAACGCTCACGCTAATTTAATGCAAGGTGGTCTATTTATTTGCACTATGGCAGGCGAGGGTAGACCTCCCCACTCCGCTCTTGATGAAAATCCCAAACGTGATTGGGAGTACTATAGGAATGTAAGTGGCCCTGAATTAGACCGTCAAATGATGATATTTTCTAAATTTGAGACTGATGTTCTCGGGCAGGACACTCGCGGAAGAGGAATTAAATGAGTTTGACATACGAAGACTTGACAGAACCGGCTCCCCCGATAGGCCCACGAGATTGGAATGACGACGGTGTCGTTATTCTCAGAAACTTCCTGCCTCATGACCTCATGGAGTCCTACGAGGAACTCTGGATGGCTGTAAATGGCCCAGAAGGCCAGAGTCGCCCTATGGGATGGCCCGACCCGATTCCCTACATGAGACACCGGGAACTTCTCGATATTTTGACGTATGCCCCCCTTGCGTCTTTATTGGAAGAACTTATCGGCGAACCAGCGGGTCTTCACCTGAACCTCACTGGCTGGGTGTCAACGGAACGAGACTGGCATCAGGATTCATATCTGAACCCACCTCACGTGGGGGATTATTACGCCGCTGTCTGGATTGCGTTCGCTGACATTCACCCCGATTCGGGTCCATTCCAGTATGTCCCTGGGTCTCACCGTTGGCCCCAGGTGTCAAACGAAAAGATTCTGAACGCTCTAGAGCCTGAAGAACGAGACCATCGCTGGCCCAAGTTCTCAGAGCGAATCTTGACGCCACTGTTCGAGAAGGAAATCGTGGAGCGCGGAAACAATGTCGTCAGCCACCTGCCCTCCAGGGGTGACGTTCTCGTCTGGCACGGACGGCTCATGCACCGTGGGTCTCGGCCAAACGTACCGGGGATGGAGAGGCGGAGTCTTATCGCTCATTATTCTGGTATCAAACATCGTGGTGATATGCCAAAGGCAGTTCAGAATGGACAGGGAGGATGCTACTTCCCTCTTGCAACAAATGTTGACATGTACTACGGAGTTGGCGAGAAGAAATGAACTTATTGAATGCTGGGTGCGGAACGCACTATGCCAAAGGCTGGGTAAATTGTGATGTTTGGGAAAGCGAAACGACTCGGCCCGATGTCCTCATTGAACCGAATCAACCGTATCCTTTTCCTGACGATTATTTTGACGCCATTTATCTCGGGCATGTCATCGAACATATTGACTGGCGGGCTGTTCCTGATTTTCTTCGGGATATGCGTCGCATTGCTAAGCCTGGTGCGCCGATACTGGTAGTTGGCCCAGATGTCCTCAAGACAATTCAACGGTGGCGCGAGGACAAAGAACCATGGGAAATGGTCCTATCTACCATGGAGCATCAGGAGCATAATTACCAGCCTGACCGTGAATCTGAGTTTTGGGATGGGGCCACCCATCATTGGAACTGCCATCATCAACGAGTGTGGGATATTTTGCTGAATTGCGGTTTTACGGAATTACAGGACTACTACGAGCGTATTCCAAATGACACTCATGCCCACTGGTGGAAAGACCCAGAAACCAAAATAAATTGGCCAGTAGTGGCAAAGTGGTTCTGGCAATTTGCCATACACTGCCGAGCATAAATCTTGCCCGGTCGTAGGGCTGGTTGCCCTAGCCATGCTTATAACATGGTCCGCTCTGCGAAGGTTCGATTCCTTGGCCGGGTACGAAAAAATCCCGCTGGCGGGGAACCTTGGGCGCAAGTTGAGCACAGGGGGAGGGGCTCAACTGCAAGCCATTAACCCCGTAGGGCAGGTTCCCCTTAGGTCGGAGAAAGGATTAACCGACCTTAGCCAGCGGGAGGCTTTCAGATTGTGTCAAGCCACCAACCGTGCTCAGGGCAAAGGAATGTTAGCGATGCGGCCGTTACGGCGGCAAGGCCTTCCATCAAATAGATGGTATTGGTGTCAGACATAACCCCGATGAGGGCCATTGTTACCTGGTCAAGTGTTGACCCGCGGTCAAATTCTTCGCAAACAAGAAGACCCATCTGGAGCAATTCATCTTGGGAAAATAGCCACCAAAAGGAATTCACATTTTCCCACAAAAAATTATCATAGGCGTCTGGGTCGTAATAGTTAGGGACTTCCTGGTATCCCTGCTCCGGGACGTATGCTGGTGGGCGCGTAGCAAGTGGCGGTGTAGTGGCTAGCGTAGTAGACGCGCGCGAAGACACTGCATTTTCAACCTTGGATGTTTCGGTTACGTAAATAACCTCCGTCCCACCGCACGAGGCAAAAATTAATAAACCTGATAAAAATAGTAACTTTTTCATAACTCCTCCTAATGTTAGTTTACGCTATCCGTTAAATTTTGTCAACTAAAAATCATATTGCATGAAAAAACCTGCACTGTCGTGCAGACCCACGGCCAGAGCCAGGTGAAAAGTTTCGGTATCTTCGGGGATTTCTGCAGTTTCCTGGGAAAGTAATTCCTGCGCCATTGTCACATACTCGCTATTCCTTAAAACTTCTATGTCATCAGAGTGGACTAGCGGACCCCATTCAACCTTTCGACCTAAAGCGACCCTAAAAGGAATTGCGCATAGTTCAATGTGGTTGAGGTCAACATAATTAATAGTCAAGCATTCATTTACACCGTTTTTGCCCCCCACGAAGGCTTCAACAAGGTCCAGTTCACGGGTTTTATCTCGGTCTCTTGACATGAAACCCTCGGCCATCACAGTGAATGAGTCACAGAGCCAGCCACGCCTCATAATCATGTAGGCGTCACCGGTTCGTTGAATCCTCTCATCGTCGCTAGAGGGCCACGAGGTGTCCATCTGGGCCACGCAAACAAGTTTGTCGCCCTTCCAGCCCAAAACATTCATAGCAAGTTCCTCGCCCACTCCAAACTCGCTGACAATCTGACTTTTCGCTGATTGTCCAACTGAAAGAGTCAAACTAATCTTTGACACCGGGTCTGGGTATTTTCCGAGCACGCAATTACGCTAATCTAAAAGTTTGCACCCCAGGGAATGTTCACCACGGGGGCCGCAGAGAAGATAGGATAAGCCCCATGAGTGAAACACCCAAGAAAAAGCCAGCAAAGTCAACTCCCGCAAAGAAGCAGGCTCAGAAGAAAACAGCCGCTCCGAAAGGAACAGGCAAGCCTGGGCGCCCCAAGAAGGTTGTTGACCCACAACCTAAAGTCATTTCCAAGGATGTTGAAGAGTTCCTTGATGAACTTGAGCGCATTGTTGCTGAAGAGGAGAAATTGCCGGAAAGCAATGTCGTAATTCATGCAGACGAGGTCAAGAAGCCTTCTCTGCGTAAGCGTATGCTGAAGTGGTTTAAGTAATTACTTCCAGCGCAAACCACATTTAGTGCATCGAGTCCCCCACGGGTACCACTTCAAAAACTCCGCAGGGTGCTTGCAATCTAAAATCTCGGAAGCGAAGTTATTGGCCGCTTTGCGAAGGAATTCGCTTAGCGTAGTGCCCTCCTTGTCGGCGGCTTCCTTCCAGCGAGCATGGTCTTCATCTGTCGTTCGGATGAGGACCTGCTTCGTTGCTGTAGCCCCATCTTCTGCGCCGGTATTGGCCTTGCGTGTTGGCTTAATCGTTTCGGCAACTTTCGCCATGGCAACCTCAATGTTGTCTTGAGGTCCAAAAATTTCTTCTTCAGCCATAAGTTGATTCCTCGTCATCCGCATCAATAATGTCTGCTGTTTGTGCTTCAATTTCAACCAATGAAGGCAATTCTTTTTGTTGCCCCAGAAGTTCCCGCACTGTATCAGAGGGTAGAACACCAGAGGCTCCCATCAACTCAAGAAGTTGACGGGCTTCGCTCTCTGGATTGAATTGATTAACTGCCGCAGGTCCCTGATTTCCTGCCCCTGCCAAAACTGCTCGGGCAGTATCAGCCTGGCCGACCTGCTCAACCTGCAAATTGACCGTCTGCTGTTCCATGCCCAACAAACGGGCGCGCCTGTCCATGATTGATAGAACCTGCTGGATTGCTTTGATATCAGGCTCTACGGAAACTTCAGAACCGTCATCAAGGCGCACCTTCCGGTGCTGAGTGAGGGGCCAAATCGCTTGCTGAAGAGCGTCAAGTCGCTCTAGTTCCATTCTGAGAACTTCGGGGTAGCCCATAAGGGCTTCCTGGTTGAGTTTCTGCAATTGGCGATTAATGGCAGCGGTAACACTTTTAGTTGACATGTTGAAACGCCGGGCAATTTCTGAAATTGCCACACCCGCTTGACGCATTTTGAAAATACGCAAGTCACGCTCTGCCAGAAACTCTTTTGAAAGACCGGATTGACTGGACATTAGTCCGCCTCAAGATAATCAAGAACTTCGAATGGGAATATTTTACCCCTCTTCATTCTAGTGGGCCATTCACGACGGTCTCGTGCACCTCGGAAATGCTTAACCTCATAAACATAACCCTCTGGTGCCGTAGGGTCTGGCTGAAGGCTAAGACCAAATTCTGGCCATCTAGACCAAACTGCCGAACCAAATGGCCTGAGGTCCCGTGAGGCCAGTGCAGAACCCAGTGGGGCGTGGTGCTCAAACCACATGGCGCACTTGAAGTATTCACGAATTGTGTCAAAGTACTTAGCAATTTCAATTGCGATGGCTTCGCTTGTGCGCCCACCCGGGTCAATGAAGGACTTGTAGACGGGGCCCAAGAAAACGATTTCCGGGCGAACCTGCTCCAATTTATCCTCAAGCATCAATCGGTCTGAGGCTTTCAGTAGGTCAATTCCGTCAGGCTTAATCAAAAGGTGAGCGTCAGGAGTTTCTTTATGCCCATAATGCAATGTTGCTCCATAAATGCTCTTTGATGTACGCCGGATAATCCTTTCCGGATTCTCAAGGTCAACCATTAGTGTCCGCACGGGCTTCATATTCGTCATTTTGAAGGGATGAAGGCCAGCGGCAGAGCACAAAGCAACCTGCCTAGCGAGCATGGTGTTATGGGTTGGAATATAGGCCTCTCCGATTAGATATGTATTGTCGGGTCCATCAACTGAGATACAGAGCATCGGGGTTGGCTCAATTTTTTCAACGCTAGTGATGTACCTGTAGAGAGAACGATTAGTTGGGAGTTTAGAGGGCAAGCGAGATGCTTTTCGAGAAATATTAAAAACTGGCAAGTCCGTTTTAAAAGCAATGCGGTAGCGCGTGCCAGTAACTTTTCCATACAATTTCGCCGCCGACTCTCGCATGGTCGCCTTTATGCCGAGTGTAAGCAGAATGTCTAGGAAATTTTCTGCAAGGACTTTACGCGTCACGGAAAACTCGCATGTGCCATTTTTTTGAATATAGCCGTCCGTGTCCATTAATCCCTGAACTAAGGCTAAACGCTGCTCAAAAGAAGCCCGAGAATAAATTTGCGGAATGTTTTTATCGCCAAGGAGCAATGATTTTCTTAGTTGGGCTTTAAGTCCTAAAATCCCATAGATATTCGTTGTAGAAGGTCTCAGTCGAACTTCGTACCCATCTTTCCGTATGTTTTCAAGAACTTCTGGGTCCTCTGAGCAAATGCACCCATCTAAAGTTGAACCATCCCCGAGCCAAGCGCCTAGCGTGTATGGGGGGATTGGAAGTTCAACTGTGGGTAGGTTCAGTGGCTTGGTCGTAGGTATCGCGTGGTTAAGTGCTTTGGTTTGACGATTTGAAACTAATGTTTCAAGAATCTCTTTGGTTGTCCGGACGCAACCTGTTTCTCGCTTCTCTCGTTCTTTAATTGTTTCGGTATACCACTGATGCTCGGCATCGGCGTCAATAAAATTCCCATCGGAAAACCTCACACGGTAAGCATCGGGATTTTTCTCTACTGGGCTTACATAAGTGACGTTGGCAGGATTACCAAAACGGTCAAAGACTTTATCCCCAACCTTAATGTCCCCCAAGCGAGTCCATCCAGAGGGTGTTGGTATCATGCTAGTTATTGTAGCACGCTTTCCGACGCCCTCCGAGGCCACCACAATGACGCGCTCACCCCTTTCAAGTAAATTGGGGATAACCCAGTCATAAGAATCGTCTTCTGCTTCATTTACGAAAGCCGACCATTCAACCAAACGACCCTCGTTTTTTACCCCTTGATTACCGGGATTTATTTCAGCAAGGATGAGTTCAGCACGAGAAAGTTTTGTTTGGTCAGAAACATTTTCTTTGGCAAATACCTCAGCCAACTTCTTCAAAAGCGGACCGAAGATGTCTTCCGTAGCAATTTCGGTTGTTGGGTCAAAATCTTCTAACTGGTCAAGTGAAAGGCCTGCCTCAAGATGGTCAGTAACATCTGCTTTGTTTTTGACTTTGGAGATTTTTAACTGAACCGAGCACCCGGCATTCTGCAGTTTTTCGGCGACTTCAGCAGCGTGCTTTTTGCCAGAGTCGTCGTTGTCCGCAACAAGGACAATATTTGCTCCAGCGAGAGTTTCCGTGTGAATATCAAGCCACTTGCCAGCACCCCCAGGCATGGTCGTGGCAGTGATTCCCATGCCAGAAAGGGTGTCAACATCTTTTTCGCCCTCTACGACCCAAATACTTTCGCCAGCGTCACGAGCAGCACACACCTTTGGCAAGTTGTAAAGAATCTTTTCAACACCGTCAAGATTTCTTACCCATTCACCAGTTTCAGCATCCACCCGACGCTGTATGAATGTCTTCTTGCCGTCTTCATCAACGAATCGTTGCTTCTGAAAAACAAGATTGCCAAGCGCGTCACGAAAATCGTAAGTCTCAACAAGCGTTAGTTTTCGTTTCTTATCTTGCTTTTTGGGCATTAAGTCAGACACGCTTATCCCGACCGACTGGCAAATTTGGTCGACGTCGCATGGAACGCCTCGGTGACAGGTAACGAGAACGCGTCCGTCGTCGCCTTGGCCAACCGAAAGAGATGGGTTGTGGTCATCGGGTCGGCATGGGCAACGCGCTGACCAATTACTGCCATTGGCACGCACTCCATCTAACTTGCCTAAAAAATTTTGAACTTCAGGAGAAACCCAGTCACGCGCCATGAAGCCCCCTTGTCTAGCACACCGATTGATAGTAGTAAAGGACCTTTGACTTTAATATGGTCGCGTCATCCGCCGAAAACCTCGCTCTTTCGGCGTAAGCCCGCCCCAAATGCCAAAAGCCTCTTGTGTGCTATTGGCAAGTTGAAGGCACTTAATTCTCACTTTACATGTTGAGCAAATTTCTTTTGCAAGCCTTGTGTTTTCCATGGCTTGGCGCGTGCTAAACCGGTCCGGGAACCACCATTCAGACGGCTTTCCTTTGCATGATGCGTCTTGGCCCCAGGTTCGTGGGTCGTCCAAGGAGTTTTTTTCCTGGTTAGTAAATATTTGTTCCATTTGCCCTCCCTTGATTTAGTTGGCGCATCATAGGGGCGCCCAAACCAGAGGTCAACGTTTGTGAACAAAAGATTTTAGATAAATCTGGCCAGAATGTTGTTTTTGGGGTTCCACTGAGTTATTATTCGGATAAATCTACAAGACAAGGAGATACGAATGGCTCATGAACTTGAAATTAACGCTGACAGGGTGGCTCGATTTGCGTATGCCGTAGGCGGAGGTATCCCCTGGCATCGCCTCGGTACGCCAATGCATGGCCTTCAGACCGTAGAAACCATGCTGGAGGCCGCTGGAGCCGACTACACCGTCCGCTTGACCCGAGTAGCCGCTGTTGACGAAGAAGGCAACTTTATCGTTGGGGCCGATGGCCGACCAGTAATCGTTGATGACTCACGCGCCACTATTCGCGACAACGGTGACGGAACATTTGATGGTCTGGCAACAGTCGGAACGCGATATGTCGTCAAGCAAAACAAGGAAGTAGCCGAACGTGCTTTGGCTGTTGTTGGCGCATCTGATGGCGAGGCAATTGTTGACACTGCTGGCGTGCTCCAGGGAGGCAAGCGCTTTTTCATGACGCTTGACCTTGGCAGTTTGATTATTGACCCGATGGGCGTCAATGACAAGATTGCACGATACCTCGTTGTGTCCACTGGGCATGATGGTGTCTGGCCAGTTCGCTACGCCAATACTGAGATTCGGGCGGTTTGCAACAACACTGTACGTCTCGGAATCCAAAAGGCTGAGCGAATCTTTGTTGCTCGCCACACCAAGAACATTGATTCTGCTTTTGATGATGCTCGCGAGGTATTGCGAATCTCGGTTGACTGGGCCTCCAACTTTAAGGAAATGGCTGAAAGAATGCTTGCAATCCCCGTGCCGTCTTCATCGGCTCGCATTGATAAAGTTCTTGATTCTGTTTTCCCAGTCAAAAAAGACGAAACCGAACGCCAAAAGAATAATCGAGAGCGTCAGAACATGATTATTCGCGCCATTTACGAAAGCGATAAGAACGCAGGCGGATTCGGTCACAATGGGTGGTCAATCTTCAATGCAATCGGCGAATATCTTGACCACCATCGCGATGCAGACATTGACGAGCGGGCATTTGCTTCTCTTGACGACAACTCATGGGTTACGCGAACGAAGATTGCGGCCCAGGAGGCTGTTCTTTCTTTGGTCTGACATTCTTCAAGATTCCTGGCATAATGGGGTGGGCCCAAAAGCCTGCCCCATTGTGCTTTTAGGAGAGCCATGGAAGAAGATGGACTAACTCCAAAGAAATTGGAACGGCTCATCAATTCTGCGGCCAACCCTGTCGTTGCGTATCGACGGGAAATTTGTTTCAGGCTCGTTCGCCAGACCTACAACCAATTTGGCATGGAGGGCCTTTACGACATCTTGACCGGAGTTGACAACATCGGAAGCATGACATCAGTGGTCGTGTCTGACCGTAATGAGATTGAAAACTATGTTTTTGAGAAGTACGGAATTTTTGACCCTGACATGTTTGAAAAAATGCAGTTGTCCCAAGATTGGGAGGACTTTATGGGCGAATTGCTTGAATGGTCAAGCCAAAGAATTGCTGACATTATTGACAAGGTCATTGAAGACGAAAAAAATTAAACCCATCCCGAGGCTGGAGAAATCTTTGCCATCACAGTTCCGTCTTCTCCCTCAATGACTTCTAGACCCAATTGCTCAATAACGAATTCGGCAACACGACCAAAGTGGTCATTCATTTCTTCAAGGTCTTCGGCCATATCACCATCGGTGGCCAAATCAACCAAAACGTCTCGTATAATCTTTACAACTTTAAGTTGCGCTTCAGACACGGTCATTTCCATTCCAAAAAACTAGCAAATATCTATTGAGTTCGGCGCAAGGTGGTGCTATTCTCCTTTTGCCCATTTGGGCTAACAGAGGAGAATACGAAGAATGTCAGCATCACCTACAACTATTGTTGGGAACCTAACTGCCAACCCAGAATTGAAGTTTTTGGGTAATGGCACGCCAAAGGCAGAATTTTCAGTTGCTGTGAGCCATTACTGGACTGACGCTTCTGGCGAAAAGCAAGAAAAGACATCGTTCTTTGATGTCGTGGCATGGCGCTACCTTGCCGACGATGTAGCCCGGGTCCTTGAAAAGGGCGTGCGAGTCATCGTGACTGGTCGCCTTGAGCAGCGTTCCTGGGAAGACGAGAAGACCGGAAGCAAGCGGAGCAAGGTTGAACTCATTGCGGACGAGGTTGCCCTTGCTTGCAAGTCAGTTGAGTCATTCAATCGGCGTCAGGGCAACGGTGGAGGCAATGCCCCCCAGCGTTCTGCTCGTCCGGCATCCGCTAGCCAGCGCACCGCTCAATCGCGAATCACCGAAGAAGACGAACCGTTCTGATGGACTGGCTGGTTCTGCTTCTTTACATCGGTGGAACCTATTGGGTCGTCCATTGGCTCACTAAATACATCTTCAAAGATAAAGATTGATAATGCTGAGGAGCACTAGTCCAATTGGCTGGTATTCCTCAGCATTTCAACATCTTCGGCACAGATTCGAAGGCCAATAGTCGGGACTTGACCATCAATGTTTCCGTACATGTAGCCCGTACCCTTAAAACCGGGTGCCTGAATCTGGCTTCCTTTTTCGGCCTTTACCCATGCATGGAAGCGTCGCAATCTTTCTGTTGGAATAATTAATGCGCTACGCAATTCCCCATTTTTGGCTTGCTTGAGATACATGTAGTACTTGGCTTGAGTGACGTTTAGGCCGGATTTTGTCCATTGGAAATCTCCGTCATCCTTTTTTGCTCTTCCTGGGCAGTGGGCAACCTCAATGAATAGATTGCCATTTTCAAAACCATCTGTTTTTACTTCAACCCAACCATCAAGTAAGGCCTGAACTATGGCCTTGGCGTGACCTTCGCCAACAAGACCGAAGGCGAGGTCTGATGAGAATTGACCCTTGTTGTTGCCTCTAATATCCGCATAGGGGTCATAGCCAGAACTTTGTATGGGTTCCATGCTTGCACCTTAGCAAATTTGTGGCGTTACTTGTCAACGATTGTCCACCCCATCGCATTTAATATGTGTGTAATATTTGCTCATGGTCCCTTATCGAGTTGAAAAATGCCTAATGTTCTCGGAGGAGTTCAAGCGGGATTTTCAAAATATCCCGACTCCATCATCTCTTGAGTCTATGACCTCCAATGAGAAGGATTTGTTAACCATTAATGAGGTTGACTCATATTTTCGCGTAAGCGCTATGAGATATGGGTCCGTTTATGGGTTTGCTCAGGAACAAAATGGAGCAACTGTCCAGAACCTATTTCCTATTAAAACCGATGAGGGGCGTCAAATTTCTTCATCATCCAAAACCGTTCTTGAAATGCACACTGAAACTGCTTTTCATCCCTGGCGTGCCGATGTAGTTCTCTTGCTTTGCGTCCGAGAAGACGATAAGGCGGGAACAAACATTGCATGTCTGCCGGACATTATTGAGCATCTTGACACTCAAACGATACGAATACTCCACCAGCCAGTTTTTGTCACCCGCATTGACGAGAGTTTTAAATCACCTGAACAATCAGATGCGCAAATCCAAACTCCAGTTCTCTTTGACGGCGCAACCAGCATGACCTATGACAGGGCTTTAATGACGGGTCTTACTAGCGAGGCCGACACTGCGCTGCGCTTATTTTCTGATGCTATTGAAAAGGTTAAAACCACGATTTTTCTCAAAACCGGCGAAATTCTCGTCTTGAACAATCGCACGGCAGTACATGGCCGAACGCCATTCAAGGCGCGCTACGACGGAAACGATAGATGGCTCAAGCGGGTCATGGTTTCCACAAGGATGCCCGATTGGGACCAAATGGAAATTCGTGATGGTCGTTTCAGAGTCGTAACGACACGCTTTTAACACATCAGCGGATTGGACACGCTCCGCCTACGCAATCAGCAGGGTCAAGTTCTGTACCTGACGCATCCATGACCAGCGGCGCTGAGTAATCAACTTTTGCCAACATCTTCTGGTAAGCATCTTCGTCAATTTCCTCATAAGGGGGGAGTGGGAAATTGTGGTCGCTGTGCAGGAGGAAGGAAACCGACTTCACAGAGTCGTTGTAATTTTGACTTAGCCATTCCTTGATTGAAGACAGTTCTTCTTTACGGTAATACACCGTCACCGATACGGCATTATCCGCCCAGTCAGTCTGCATTTTCTTGACCCATTCGAGTTGCTCAACTGCAGTCATGTCTTTAGCCAGAACAGCATTGTCTGGGGACTTGCATGGGAATTCAACGACGTAGCGCGTATGGTCTTCTCGTCCGTCAAGGCCGACATCCCAAACAACTTTGTATCCTCGCCGACGACAGGCATCAACCAGTGGGTCGGCTGCGCCGAAACGAACACGGCGGATGTAGTACCGGGCGTAAGCCGGGTGGATACCGGGGGTTACGCCCGGGAGCAAACTAAGCGTGCCAGATGGCTGAACGGTGGTGAGTCGAACGGAGGTGGAGATTCCGAGCGCCTTTGAGTGCTCCTCATCTAGGTCCGAGAGGTAGCAATAGACAGGAGCCAACCATGACAACTGCTCGTCGTCTGCCTGGAGAACACCAGTGATTGACTGACCGAGGCGACGGTTCTTCTGAACAATCTTGTTGGTCTTTTCGTAGGGGTAGTTAAGTCCCGTAATGGCCTTCTGGCACATGTACAGAAGTCGCGAGACATCCTTGAACTGTTCAAGGGTTTCAATGTTCGGAAGGAACACTGTTGCCAAGTTGCACGACTCGCCATCGCCGAGGGCGATTTCCGCACAGGGGTTGTAACCCTCAATTGTTGGGTCGGGACGCTTGTCGCCCAGTCGACCATACTGACGAGCCAACTTGCGGTTGACGAGACCGTACGGCTCTCCGGAGCCGTCGTAGCCCTTCCAAACCTCGGGCATGATTTCGTCCCACGCGTCGGCATAGATGCTGTTGTTGCTATTTGCTCGCCATGCTGGAATCGTTCCCGTTGACCAGTTCTTGGCTCGCAGGAATAGAACGTCATCAGGGTCGCCAATTGCGATTTGCGCTGAACGACGCGATGAACCTGACACGACGATACGTCCAATGATGTTGGCAATATCAAGAACGTCAATTGAACGCAACTTCTTACCCGAGCGATTCTCCAACACCTTGCAGATGTCAGTCACGCCGTCAATCAATGCACCTGGCCCAGAAGCAGTTCCACCGAAGGTCTTGAGCGGAGCGCCAAATTCACGAATCAGAATCGTGGAGTAGGTGAAGGACTTTCCGGTGTGGAAGTACGACTTGAGCACCGAGTGAAGCAGGCGACTCCAACCCTGCCGAGAGTCCGGGACAATGACATCAGCGTCGTTTGAACGCTCGTGCGAAATCTTCACGCCAGTCTTGACTTTTGGCAGTTCGTGAATCTTTGAACGCTCAACAGAGAATCCAACGCCACCGCCGAGCATCAGATGGTCAAACAGAAACTCAAAATCCTCAAGCGTTTCAATATTGACGAAATAGCAATTGTTCAGCGATGCCGCATTGAACTTCTTGACCAGCGGAGTGCCCAACTGCCACAGGGCTCGTCCAGAAAATGAACAGCGCAGATTGAACATGTGGTCAAAGAGACGCTCGGCTTCTTCTTGCGTGTATGGAACGCCAATTTCAATTGCACCGTTGATAACGCGCTGAATTGTTTCGGGCCACATCTCATTTCGCCCAGCACCCTCAATGGGGCGACTATAGGTGCGGAGATAAACAATTTCTCCGAGCCCACCGAAACCCCAAGGTGCTTGTTTTGTTGCGTACTCTGCTACGAATTCATCACTGATGTATGCCACTGTTCTTTTCTTTCTGTGCTGGTTGGTCAATAGTTCAGCAGACAGAAGAGGTGTCCCCCACCGCCCGCTGAAGAGAGCGTGCGATGAGACTAAACGATTCCCAGTTCACGCGCTCGCGTTACTGAGATTTTTTGCCCGGCCCGGGCGACTAAAACTTTGCTTTTTGTGAACGGCGTGATTTGTCGATATTGAATGACATCTTCTTCAACCAAAATCATCGTCGTATCCTCAAGCGATGGAACTTCAGTTACGCCCCAGATGTGATGGGGTGCCGAGTGCTCCGTTGCGCAATCACCCGTTGGATGGCCACACACAATGCATGGCCCTTGGCCTTGTCGTATAATTTGGATATCGCCGAATATAAACTGTTTACGTTCGTCGTCGTATCCGTGACTCATCTAAAGATGGTACCTCACGATTTAAAAGCGCAGTTGTTAAGAAAATGAAAAGGCACCCCGTAGGGTGCCTTTGTCACCAACTTGTAAAAGTTGCTCAGGACGAAATCGTGTATCGCGAATCCGTCTTGAGGAGATTTTCCATTTCCGTGTCCAGAAGTTGCTGAAACTCATTGGGATAGCGGTACTGGAGGACGATGTGAGCCCGACGACGGGCTTCATTGCGCAGACGGTTCTTGGCCTTAGTTTCCTCGGCCTTCTTTGCTTTCTGCTCTGGCGTAAGACGGCTGACCCGTCCTCGTCGGATTCCAGTTGGGCTGGAAGCAAGTTTTTCAAACTCGGTGGGCATATTAGGTTTCTCCTTGTTGTGATTAGTTATTCGGCTATTGCCAGTGAGAGAAGAATACTGCCCGTCAATCTTTAGCGCAACTTTTTGCAAGGATTTTTAATAGTTGACATTTGCCACAAAAATTGCTTTACTGCGGGAATGGGCAATTTTGAAGAGCACTACTCAACACAAATTAGTGAATTAAACAACTATGTGTCGCAATTACACAACGAAATCAACCATCTGTGTAATGCTTTTTCGTCCATAAGAGAAAATCTAAGCATAGAAACACGCACCGTCAATAGCCTAGGCAAGGCATTGCGTTTGTGCGTTCAAGCCGAACCCAGCCTGAAAGTCATTCCAGAGGTTCAGCATGCCCTAAAGTTGGTCTCTCTTGTTGCCGGAGAGGTGGATTGACGTGGAAGACGGGCTTTACAGTGAGTTTCGACCGCCAGATGACTCAATGATTGAGTACATGCTCAACCTGAGCGCGTCCTTGACCTTGATTGCCAACAGGCCCCACCTGGCAGAACCTGACTCACAAATACTCAAACAGGCATCACGCTCAATGCGAGTTTTGCTCGCTATGGCCGTAAGTGGACATATGTTGTTCACAGTTGAGGGAAAACATGCGGATGCTCTGGCCAATCTCTCCTCAAATCTTTATGACAACCTTCTTCTGTCCGGCATTATTGACATTGAAGACTTTGACATCTCAGCACTGAGTTCATTCAGGTCATATCGCGAAGAAGGGCCGGATGTTTCTGACATCCCTTACTTCTCTGGCGGGGACCTGTGAAACTAATTGACAAACTTGATGCCTTTTTTGAGCAGTCCGGAAATCTCTTAATACGCGACGCAAGCGATGCTCTTACATTGGAGCAACTAATTTCTGACAAACTTTATCGAGCACTGCTTCTCAGTGTAAAAACGGAGTCAGTAATTGGCAAAAACTCAATCATTGAGGAAGCATTAGTCTTTTATGAAACATCTCGTTTGATTGAGGTTCTTCCAGAATGACCGATGGCTTCATTTCGCGCTCACTTGTCCCATCACTTTCTTCCCCCGAGTACGAAATTTACTCAGGCGATTGCCGTGATGTTCTTTCAACCTTCCAGGATGGTTCTATTAACTGTTGCGTGACATCTCCGCCCTACTGGGGACTTCGTGACTATGGAGCCGATTCGCAGATTGGACTAGAGGATGACCCCAAAAAATTTGTGGACGAACTCGTCAGCGTTTTTCGGGAAGTGCACCGCGTTTTGCGCGACGATGGTGTCCTATGGCTCAACCTTGGTGATAGTTACGCTGGAAACAATTCACGAGCATCTAACAATGGACGCGCGGGATTTGGGGCACCCCGAGAGGGTGTCTTTTCGCGAACGGGTGAAGGGCTCAAGCCAAAAGACCTCGTAGGCATCCCGTGGATGGTTGCTCTGGCGTTAAGAGATGACGGCTGGTACCTACGCCAAGACATTATCTGGCACAAACCAAATCCTTTGCCCGAAAGTGTCAAAGATAGGTGCACAAAATCTCACGAATACCTGTTCTTGCTCACAAAGAGTCCCTCGTATTACTTTGATTACCAAGCAATTCGTGAACCAGCCGTTGGTTCAACTGACGATGGCTTGAAGAATAAGCGCTCTGTCTGGAGCGTCCCTGTGCGACCCTACAAGGGCAGTCATTTCGCTACTTTCCCTACTGAACTGATAAGGCCGTGTATTTTGGCTGGGTCGCCACCTGGCGGTGTTGTTCTTGACCCCTTCGGTGGCTCTGGCACAACAGTTGCCGTGTCATTGGAAGAACGCCGAACTGGTGTCGCAATTGAACTCAACCAGGAATATTTGCCTCTCATTCAAAAACGAATTGACGAAACGATAGAAGCAAGAGATTCAGAAACAGAACAACTGCAACTCTTTTTGGAAACGTGATGGACCATTTCAAATACAAAGACTTTTCAAATAATGAAGTAATAACATCTTGGCCTCATCCTGGCACTACTAGCGTCAACCCCGACAGTCAATTTGAAGCCCAAGCAATGCATCGGCTTTTGACGGACCTAACTCAGGCGGTTCTTGATTTCGGACCCAACAAATCTCACCACATGAAAGTTTTGGTGCGACACCGCACGGAATGGCCATTTTTGTGGGAAAAAATTGACTCCATCGTAAGTTTTATTGCGTCAAGTGACAAGGAGGAAACTGATGAATGACAAAGATGCCATCATTTCTGAATTAGAGAAGCGCTTGAAGCAAATAACGACCGAGCGAGACAAGTGGGCGACTATCGCCAAAACCCTCGCTCGATATTCATGCACTAAACCGTATACTTATTATGGTCGTACGGTTGATTACGCCATTCAGCACGCCGAACAAAACTCCTAACATGTGGCTTGGCGCGAAAATAACATTTATTGAGGGTTCATTGCGCGTTGTAAAGCCGATAGCCGACGACATGGCTTGCCTGTCTAAGGTTCATCTTTGGAACCCATGGCACCTTTTGGGCCTTTTGTCCTTCCAGGTTCGTATGGTTCAAAATAAGCAGGCAAATGAGTGGTGGTTGTGCGACTACAATGATTCAGGCACAGACGAAACTCAAGCATGGGAACAGCAGAGCGATGACGATTTATCCGAAAGAACTTCAGCCGATTCTGGACAGGATTGACCCGACATTTGGACGTTTTATTGACTGCGATTCTGGCTGGTGGCCATTAATTGAGGAATTACATCAAAAAGCACTAGAAATTGACCCTGATTACCGGATTTATCAAATAAAAGAGAAGTTTGGGGCACTTCGGTTCTATTTTTCGGCTTCAAACCCCCTTTTGAGCGCAAATATTCAAAAAATTGTTGATTTTTACGAGAAAAAGTCAACAACCATCTGCGAAAAAACCGGGGACCAAGGTCGTCTGATGAGAAAAGGCGGCCTTTTTAAGACACTTAACTCTTCGTTTGTAGACGAGGGTTGGCAGGAAGTTGAGTCATTCTGATGGCACCCCGAGTCCGTCTTCGCATTGAACCCTACGACCCAAACGCAAGAGACGCCGATGGCGACGGCATTGTCCAAGAAGGAACAGCATGGGAGCGTCCTTTAGGAACTCGCCTCCTTGACGAAGCAGGAAAGGAAATTGCCAGTGGTCTCACCTCTCAAGGGCGACCCAATCTCCGTGTCGTTGACTCTCGCGGTCGCAATGTGGATTACGTGCCCTCGTATGGAGCGTCAGCGCCTTCGGGAGGCGCTCGGCCTCGCAAGCAACCGGCTCAAAAACTTCGCTCGCTTTCGGATTCGGGGTATCGGTCCCTTGGAGAGATGGGATACCGAACGGTCGGGGAAATCGTAAATCCTGCGCCAGCCGAGCCCACTCCTTCTCCAGTCGAACAAGCCCAAGAATCTCTTGAACAAGCAATCCGTGGTCTACCTCGGGACCTTGTTGTCCCTAAGAGAGGAAATCGCGACCGTGCCTTTGCGCGCGCCGATGAAAAAGCAAAAGAACTCGTATGGACCCAGGGCGGTTCTTTCTATGTTGTTGAAACGGAGAGGGAGTTTGCCATTCTTGATGAAGCCTCGTACAACGCGTTGCTAGCATCGGCGGGCGGTTCTGACATTCTTGGTCAGTTGGCTTCGGCGATGCCATACCAGCGTCCAAAAGCCGAACAGACCGACCAGGGAGACATCAAGGCTGGGCTCATCGGTCCACGCAACATTGACATTGACGACTTGAAGTACCGGGATGCGGTTGTTGACATTCACTACAACAACGGAAGCATTGATGACCTTTCCGATGACCTTTTCGCCGCTGCAATGTTTGACGAGGACTTGTCGTACAGTGGCGACGAACTCATGCTCCCTGATGGTTCGCCAGTCACATTTGAATCAATTATGGACGGCACCTACAAGGTGAGCGACGGCATCCAAATTGAGAATCGACGATTCCGAATTGTGCAGATGAAGTCAGATGCCCTCCAAGATGATGAATTAGGTGGTTTGTGGCGCGTCTACAAATTCACTGACAAGGAAACTGGTGCTATTTGGTATCTGAAGGCAAGCACATATGGCGCGAACGACGCAATGATGGAAGATATCGGAATGCGTGCTGGTCAACTTCTTGACCTTGCGGCTCAACCAGACTCCAGACATATTCGAATTAGCCCGAATGTCAAAGTGACGCGCGTTGGGGAGAGAAACATCCGCTGGACTGCAATGCGCAATGTTGATGCATGGGGCGATGGAAAGGGCAAGAATCTGAGTTGGCTTGACTCTCATAACGCCGGGGGGATTGACTCCCGAACCGTCAACCTTACAGACCTAGGCCAAATCCTCGCTATGGACTTTATTCTTGACAACACAGACCGGCACGGAGGCAACATTATGGTTGCCATTGACGATGATGGCTCACAGCGTCTGGGAATCATTGATAATGGCTTATTGATGGGCGGGCGCGTTTACGATGGCCTCGGTGACTGGGGTGACGACGCCACTCCCGAGCAAATTCGGGCCCTCGCTATGAAGAGGGCAAATATGTCCATTGATGATGTATTGAAAAACTCACAGGAGAACTACCTCCTTTTGGACCAAGCGGTCATGAACGCCTATAACCGAATTGGTGATGTTGACGGAGAAGGCGAACAGTTTTCAGAAGGTGTAAACCAAGCACTTGAACGAATCAAGGAAAATCTGGACTCTCTACTTGACCCAGATAACTTTGAAAAAAGAGGTATTCCCCTTACTGCTACGGAAAAAGCACACTTAAATGCACTAAAGACAGTTGCAAGCATGCGTATTGAAATGCTAGAATCCTATCCAGACATGCTATCCGACGCTATTGGAATGCGTCAGGGAAGGTAAATTACTATGGAACAGGACATTGAACCCACAAAAAGCGCCCTCAAGACGCCAATGGAGAAGTTTTCATTCCCTGGGGTCATTTATGTAGAGCACGAGAATGGGAATATCGCTCCCGTTATCGTCATTGAGGCGGAGAACGACTATACGGAATACTTTTGGGACAACCAGCGCACTCGCCAGGACGACCGATACAACTACATCAAGAGCGCTTTTCTGCACTCCCCCAATAGTCAGTCATCGGCCAAGTTATTTGTCATCAATAACGCCACTGATGAAGATATTGAGAGAGTTCTAGACCAAGCATCTAAAAACAAAAAACCACAAAACACCAGGTCATAAGGCTTTTTTATTAAATAGTTGTTTTCCGCACACCTATCACCTAAACTGACCGGCATGAGATTTACTGACGAACAAGCCAACACCGAATACAAGACCACCATCAACGCACTCATCGCAAAGTACGGAACCTCCACAAGAGTCCCTCGCGATGAATGGAATGAGGCGAGCGAGACTCTACGTCTTCGGCAGACCATCAATGTCAATGGTGGCAAAGTCACTAGGCATCTTCTTAGTCAGATGATGTTCCCTGAGTCCATTATTCGAAAGGTGAACCCGGATTTTGATGGCTTTGAGCCAAAGGTCAAGCGTGCCGACAAGTATGACAGCGTGTACAAGTGGCTGGACGAGAACCCTGGAACGCAGGTGACCACCCAGGAGTTGTGCGATGTTTCAGAGATGTCGTATCCGACGACTCTGAAGTTCATTGATAACAATCCTCAGTACTTCCGCAAAATAAAGCGTGGAACATACGAGGTCCGCAATCCGAAGGCCGAGCGAGAGGCGGAAAAGTGATGACGATTCTTGCCGAGTCCGAGCAATTGATTATCAATCCATTGGTCAAACTTTGGAACTCTGAAGTTCGTCCCCATGTCTCCGTAAACGCCTGCGTTCTTTCGGCTCGAATTACGAGCGAGGTGTTCTCATATTTTGGGGTGAAACACGAAGTCGTTCCGATGGCCGTAATGGCCATGAATGACAAAATGCTCGCCCACCAAAAAGCCGGTCTTTATTTCAAAGAGTGGGACGCTGATGCCTGGAGTGTCGGAGTTGGATTTGGCAACGACATGGTTGCCACGAACAAGGACTCCAGAGATGCCAATGGATTCGATGGACACCTAGTCGTTGCCACTGAGTCGTTCTATATTGACCTGACTGCCTACCAGTTTGACCGCATCACCCAAGGGATTGAGACTGGCGGTTCCCTCATCGTCCCACGAGGCGACATTGAATATCCCTTCACCTTGAGCGAACAGAGCAAGAACTCCTGGTTCCATATCGCTCTGAAGCAAGGCCATATGTTGTTCTTGAACAACAACAACCAGGTCTACAAGAACTCTCCGGACTGGCGCACCCACTACAAGCGTCAGACTGGGGACATCATCAGGTCAATCAGGGACGAAATTTCTTCCTGATTTTTTTGCTGAAAGGTTGACGCTTTCCTGAGGTGTCTGTACTATCTCTTTCGGCATATAGCCACAACTAACAACTATCAAAAGGGAGAGCCCATCATGGCTACCAAAAAGCAGAAGTTCCACCTGGAGGACCCGACTACAGTTGAGTTCGCCGGACCCGAAATCATCAAGCGTCTGGACAAGGACCTGGTCCGTAAGTCCGGAACACTCGACCGTCGCCAGGCCGGTGCGCTTGTTGATTATTACTACCGCATCCAGGAGCACCGTATTGCTCTTGGCAACCAGGTTTCCTCAATCCTCTACGACGAGGATGACAGCGTCCTGATTGAGTACTACTACGGTCAGATTCACACCGTTGAGAAGTCCATTATTCCTGCTCTGCAGGCTTACGCCGAAGCGCACGAGGTTGGGCGCTGGTCGCTCTCGCAGATGGGCATTGGCCCAGTGCTTGCCGCTGGCCTCCTTGCCCATATTGACATTACAAAGGCCCCCACGGTCGGTCACATCTGGCGCTATGCCGGTCTTGACCCGACCAGCAAGTGGAACAAGGGCGAGAAGCGTCCGTGGAACGCCGAACTGAAGACAATCTGCTGGAAGATTGGTCAGTCATTCATCAAGGTGTCTGGCAAGGATGATGCCTTCTACGGCAAGTTGTACGTGCAGGATAAGGAGCGTCGTATGGCCAAGAACGAGGCTGGCGACTATGCCGAACTGGCCGCACAGACCTTGCGTGAAAAGAACATCAAGGACAAGGCAACTCGTGAGGCTTACGAGGCTGGCCGTTTGCCCCAGGGTCGAATTCTCTCGCAGGCTTCACGCTACGCTACGAAGTTGTTCCTGGCCCACTGGCACCACGTTGCCTACGAGGCCCACTTCAACACCGCACCGCCGAAGCCCTACATCATTGAGCATGGCGGTCACGCTCACTACATCGCTCCGCCCGGATACAAGGCGGCGTGATGAATAACGTTCCTGTCCTTCAGGGACTGGTGTACACCATCCGTATCACGCCATACCGTGGCGGTTGGGTCATCGGCACCCTGGAGGATGGGGACGAAATCATCTTTGAGTCTGACTTTCCATGTTACAAAGATGCTTATTGGGCATTGATGGACATGGATGGTCAGGCTTATATTTCTTCAACCGAGGAAGAAAAGAGCGCCAGCACCGCAGAGTGAATCATGGCCCTTGAGAGTGCCGCGTTATCCAAATGAATCCTGCGACCTATGAGTACCATAAACCGCGAATGAATCAAAATGAAGAAGAGTTCCGCACCCCTAGAATGAATCACTTCCAACAAGCGTACCGTCCTTGCTGAATGAATCAAGATGCACAAGAGCACCACATCCCTTGAATGAACCGCGTGCCATAAGCGCACCAACATCCCTGAGTGAATCATTGACTTTTAGAGTGCCGTACATCGGGAATGAACCACTGGTCTTGAGAGAACCAAGGGCAGAGAAGTGAACCAATGTCCATGAGAGAACCTGGAACCGGGAGTGAATCACGCTGACTAAGAGACCCTAGAGGGGCGAATGAGCCGTGTGACCGTAGAGAACCGTGTGAAAAGAGCGAATCAAGAATGCGGAGAGTACCATCGTCAATGAATGAATCGCGCAGAGAACAGAGCACCGCGTGACTTGAGTGAGTCATAGTTGTCAAGAGAACCGGCATGCCGGAACGAACCAGGAGTCAGAAAGAGAACCGACCGCTAAGAGTGAGACGCGCACTGTAAGAGAACCAGACGAGGAAATCGAACCGTGTCAAATGAGAGCACCGTAAATGCTAAGTGAATCGTGTGACACGAGATAACCGCTAGACGAAAATGAACCGTCCGAAGGAAGAGAACCACCATCTCCAAGTGAGTCAGAACGAGCGAGAAAGCCAGACCACATAGAACGAAGCGCGTGCAAGGAGACAACCGTAATTCCCGATTGAACCAACAGAAGTGAGAGCACCGGCCTAGGAAAGTGAATCGCGTGAACTAAGTGCACCAAAAATCAGGAATGAACCGGAAAATCAGAGAGCACCGACTGCTGCAGGAGTGAATCACATGGTTAAAGAGTTCCGTGTAACTAGAATGAACCGCACATGGAGATAGTGTCAATAGACCAAAGTGAACCAACAGTGATGAGAGAACCGTGAGATTCAAGTGAGTCATGAGATAAAAGAGTTCCAATGAGTGAGAACGAACCGTTCGCCCAAAGAGAACCAAGAACCGGAAGTGAGTCGCGGTCCACGAGAGAACCATCCTGAGTGAACGAATCATTGACTCCGAGTACCCAATGCACCTGAATGAACCATCAGAGGCGAGAGCACCAAGAACAGACAGTGAATCAACAGAGGTAAGAGCACCATTCACAGTGAATGAACCGAAATAGACGACAGCATCATGGGATTGAAGTGAGTCGCACAATCGGAGAGAACCAATAGACCGCGAACGAGTCGTAATTACTGAGACATCCATGAAAAAGGAACGAGCCAGACCGTTGAAGAGCACCGAAGCGACGAAGCGTCCTTAAAAATTCAAACACCACAGGCCACAAAAAAATTTTTAAAAAGTACTTTGGAGAAACAATGAAGAAATTCGCATCCCTTGTCGTTGTAGTAACTATTTGCTCAACTCTTGTTTCAATTCCTCCATTTCTGGGGACATCTAGCGCGTCAAATGAAGCATCAGCATCGTCTGCTTCATGTGCGGATGTCTGTGGTTATGCGGTAATTGATGACTCAGGCGTAGTGCATGGCGTTATCGTCTGCGAGCAGGGATGTTTCAATGGCGTCATGCCCATTGATTACATGGGATGCCCAGCCGGATGCTCACTAGTACTCCAGTCACCAGCCGACTCAACTGGCAATGTCGCTGGTGTCCACGGACCCGATGTCATTTACAATTCCGATAACAACACATTCTCTCGTGTTGACGAAGATGGCAACTCCTGGACTCATGTCGGCGGAGAGCCACTCAATAGCCCAGTAGTCACTTCTCCTCCTCCGAGCCAACCTGCCCCTCCGTCAACTGAGGCACCATCAGAATCGCCAACAGTCACCAATCCTTCTTCCGAGTCAACTACGCCCCCTTCTACCTCATCTCCAGAACCAAGCAATGATTCAACAATTCTGGAGGCATTAGTTGACTATCTGACACAGACGCACCCCGAGGACTGGCCAACTGATGTGTCACCTGATGTCCAATCAGTTATTGATGAGTTTTATGAGTACCTGCGGGAAATCGTGCTTGACGCTTGGCCTGACTACTGGACTCAAACAACAGCCGCTCGGTAAAGCAATCAGACGAGCCATACTCCTGCGGAGCCAGAGTTTGGATTACTGCCCAGAAGACCCGGGCTATACCTTCCGTCTCCCACAAATGACCTTCTTGCGCTGACGCTGAACCTGTCGGCGCGTCCCGCAGAACGACATATGACGGCAGAACTGCTGAGCCCTTCGACAACCACAAGCGTTGAAGTTACTCTTGCTCACTGGCTGACTCCTTCTGCCGTGACTCCTTGTACGCAACAATGCGGTCGTACTCGGCGTCAATCCTGTCCATCACGAAGAACTTGTGCCACTCATCCTGGCTTCGGAAGACCTTGCGATATTCCTCGCCGTTCTCGTCAATCAGGGTTACGGGATAATCAGTCTGGCCAGTCACTTCATCGACAATTGCGCCCATGCACATCGGAGCCTCTTCTAGCAACGATTGATGAGCCTCAGCCAACAATGTGAAGACGCCACTCAACTGCAAGAAGAATGCTGATTCTTCCCAGTAGTGATACCGCTTGTCCTCAGGCGCAGTGAGGTAGCACAGGGCATTCCAAAACTCTTTGTACTCAGCGAGCATCCAGCCGGTGTAGGAAGACTCTGGCCCCTCCACGAGTCGGGGATACAACTCATGAAGCGTTTTGCCGCTATTCGCCAAGTCGCCCAAGATGCGAATCATGAAATGACCAAGGCGCTCGGCACGCCGACTGATTTGCTCTTGAATCACGGCGTTGTCTCGCTCAGTGAAAATCTTTCGTTGAGGGAGGCACTCATTGGAATTGTCGATTGACGCATCCCAGAAGTCGTGTTCGTCTCCCTGAAAGCCTGGATACTTTGTCATGTTTTCTCCTTCTCCGGAGACCATCTCCGGCGTTGCGGACAGTACAACAGTGTGTGAACAAACTGTCCGGGGCGAGAACATACACGCGTGTCCGGACATCTTTGAAAGACCGTACCGGGCCACCGGTAAAGACCGTCAACGAAATTGACAGCCCGCGCCGTTTTCTCCTAAATTTATCCGGAGGGAGGTGCAACTCTAGATTTTGATAGGTGCCCATTGTCAGTACACAAATACCTTGACAAGAAGGCAATGAGGCCATACACTCATGCCACCTACAACAGAAAGAGGTAATCATGAGACCTAGCAAAGATTTGCCCGTCAACCTGGACGACACTCGAAAGCGAAAGGACAAGCGGTGCTTCTACTGCCCGTCCTACCTGGGAGAACCCCACCAAGAGGGTTGTGTCTGCCGAGAGAGGACTGTCGTCGTGGATGTCACCGTGCAGTGCACCATCACCGCTCCTGACGACTGGACGCCCGATGATATTGAGTGGCACTACAACGAATACACCCATGCGACGAACATCTACAGCAAGTTGGAGCAGTACATCAAAAGGCATGACGACCTGTGCTGGGGCATCGTCGTGCCCACCACTACGCCTGGAGTCGCTTTTTCACGCGCTACGGGATACGACCGCAGTCGACTGAAGGTGGCCTTCGTCCGAGAGGCAACTGAGGCAGACGAGGCGTATGACGGCATCTTCACAGAAATGCCAGAATCACACGACGCCAGCCTGTGACAGCCCGTCGCCGGTAAAAACGGTCTTACTCCATCTCGGCTTTCCACTTGCCCTCAGGGCAGTACTCCCGTGCCTGTAGGGCCATCATCGGTACAAAACAGCCACACGAACCACATACACGCAATTCGGCGTTGAACAACTCACACGAACCGCACACAGCAAGACGCTCCTGACGCACAACTTCCCGCACGTGATACACGGGAGGGTGATACGACTCGTAGAACTTCACAACGCCTCCTAGATAGCCCGTCGCCAGTTTAGATAAATCTATATCAGAATCGTGCAATAGAGGTTGTATGGGGACGCCCCCCATATGCCGGACGCCTCGCTAAAAAGCCCCGCACCTTCATTTGCCCCCACTCTCGGCCTCGTTCCCCCTCCACGTGCTCTCAAAAGTTATCCACAGCCTTGTCCACAGCCTGTTGATAACCTCGTCGCCGTCCACAGCCTTTGCCCACAGGGCATTGTCCACACCTCTATCCACAGAACATCTGTTCGCCTCATGCCTGTCATGTCAGCCTGACATTTGTATCACGCAAGTATCTACACTATTTTCGTCAATGAGTTGACATTGCTACACCCATGCCCCATAATGGAGTCACGAGGGAACGCAGGGTTCCCCGAGAGAAAGGGCAAGGACCATGACGACCATCACGACAGCAGAGTGGGTGAAGATGAAGAAGGCGGAGGTCTCCCTGGAGGAGTCGCTCCTCCTCTCGGCCCTGGCCGACATCAAGAAGTACATCGCCAGCCTGGAGGCCGTGGCCGAGGGACAGGGCCTGGCGGCCCTGGCCGAGAAGGTGAGTCTGTCGGCTGGAGCCTCTGGCCCCATCGGCTCCTGCTGGGAGCAGGCAGTCGCCTACGCCTCCCGCATCATGGCAAAGGGCCAACTACTGGGGATGCTGGAGCGACTGGCCGAGGAGGCCTGAGAGCGACCGAAGGGGTCGGCCCGAAAGGGTCGGCCCTTTTCGCGTTCGGGGTTGACAAGCGACGAGCAGGGTGGTATGATTACACCCATGAGGACGATACGACTGATAGCCGACCGAGTGGGCGTGGACCCCTGGGACATTGAGCCTGCCCGACTGTGGGCGT